ATTCTTCCTAATAAACGTGCCCTTAGCCTGCTTAGCAACATAAAAATTGGCATCCTGCGGTTCGATACCTTGGGAGATTGCTCCGCTGATCACAGAGTTAGACCTAGTCGGCGCTATAGCGATTAAATGTGTGTGTCGCATCCCGTTGCCTTTGCACCATTCGGGCTCACCATACTCCTTGGCCATCTGCTTAGAAGCCTTCTCTGCGTTATCTTTGATGAACTTATGACATTCTATATTTAGCTTCCTAGCCTCTTTAGATTCAAAAGCATATCCTTTTGATTGATAAAGGGCATGAAGTCCCATTGTACCGATGCCTAGCGCCCTTGATTTCCTGGCAAAACGTACACTTCGTCCCATAGATGGCAAACGATCGGCTTTATGGCAAAACTCCTCCACAACGGCGTCGAGTAGGTAGGTTACAAGCTCGGGAGCGGTCTTCTCTGTGTTAGGAGCTTTCCAGTCTTTCCACTGCTCATATCTTGCTAAGTTAAGAGAGCTAAGTACACAGACAAAAGAGTGGCTTTCGTCGGTATGTAAGAAGATCTCGGAGCAGAGATTAGAGGTAGAGACTTTCAGCCCTCGTTGGTCATAGCACTCTGGGTTTTGTCTATTAGCATTATCAATATATACTATATAAGGTGACCCGCTAACCATGCGGATCTTCATCACCTCGCCAAATAGCTTCTGCTTATCTAAATCACCAGCAAGCATAGAGTTGATGAACTCATCATCAACCGTAACTGCGATATTACTATCGATGAACTTACGTGGGTCTCCTTGAGAGTGGTCTTTTGACCTTAGCATTTCAGGGAGGTCCGGGTGTGTGATCGGCATGTAAATCGCAAAGCTGCCCCTCCTAACTCCACCTTGGCTTACGACACTGGCAGCAAGGTCATACTGCTGAGCCCAAGGTACGGTCCCGGTGCTCTTACCACCTGAAGTGATGGGAGCTCCGGCTGGACGGATGTCTCCGAAGTAAACTCCCACTCCTCCACCATTCTTAGACAAGGCCGCCACCTCTTTCAAATGAGAGTAGATAGACTGCACAGAGTCAGATAGATGGACAGAATAGCAGGAGATTGGAAGACCTCGTGGCACTCCAAAGTTAGCGGCCACCGGAGTCGCAAGGCCAATATACCCGTTCCATAGAGCCTCAAATAGATCTGCTCCGATGTCGTCTCTTTTTAAAATGCGGGCAGCGTTGTTGGCCACCCTCTCCCACATACCTCGTGGGGTTTCTGCCTGCCAAAGATAACCGCGTGACAATGTATCAACGGCTTCCTGGCTCATCCATTCAGGAACCTGTAGCGTCATATTTAAAGTGGCTTGTTAGTCTATTATATCAAAATTTTTCTATCTTTAATCGATAGATTGATTATTTGTCAATGAGGCCGTCGTCATAGGCATCTTGAGTGTTTTTACTTCTCGAACCCCACTTGAGGTTGGAGATCTTATTGTCTTGCCCGTTAGTATTATTATGCATTATAACAGGGTTGCCAGAAGGCTTGGGAGGGCTGAAGAGATGCATGACCATCTGATGGATCTTGGGTTCCTCTCTCTTGCCATCATAGGTCAGATTGACTCTATAATGTCCTCGGCTATCGTCTCTAGGAGCGCGGATCTCTCCGTCTCTCTTGATCCGGCCTTTGTTGCTTACGAAATATGGAGACTTTTTCCATTGTTTCCATTGTTCAGCAAAATCAGACCACCCGTCTGGTACTTTGTAGTCGCTCATTTTTCTTTAAGAAGATATCTGATCTAGGATCTGTGATTAAATATAGTGCTCCTGTCGCTTGTTTTAGGAGCTCTTGGTTCACTTCAGGGGTTCTTGGTTTCATTGTATCGTGCTTTGTTGAGTAGATAGAAGTCTTCAGCCGTTTCACCATCAGCAAAGTAATGGGCACGGTCGCTGTATTCTACTATCCATTGCCTAATTCTTGGTTCGTAGCGAGGTTCTTTAATCATACAAGTGCTAGTTCTAGGGTGGATAAGTCCACTGACATAAAATCTTGAGAGATCTTAGCAGTGTAGTTTGATCCATCTTTAGACTGAGCGAAGAAGTCATGGCTACTTGCACCCCTGATTGTAGGATCAAACCACGCAGCAATAGATTTTGCTTTAGATAACTCTTCTGTGGAGAGTTTAAAAATTTGATCAAGTCCAAGTTGAAGAAGGCGTTCGTTTGCACGATTCCTTATGTAAGCCTTCAACTCTTGGGCGTCTATAGTGGTTAGCTTGTAACCATTAAAGATATTATCTATGAAAGCTTTTTCGTTGTCAACGACTAATCTGAAACCCTCATAAACCGCCTCTTCTTCTTCTGCAGATAGGCCTGTCTCTTCCACGAGATATCTGAATAATTTACACCCAGCTTCTGAGTGAATCTGTTCGTCGATAGCGCTCCACGAAATGATCTGGCTCAAACCCTTGTACCTGCCGTCCTTATTGAAGCTTAAGAGTACCGAAAAAGAGCTAAATAGACTTACTCCTTCTCCTGCACCAGAAAACACTCCTAGGGAGACCTTATCGGAGTAGGAACTAAAGAAAGTTTCGACTTTTCTCCGTGCAATTTCATCGTTGATGAACTCATCATACTCGTCGAGGCCTAAGATATCGTTGAGATAAGAATAGGCTCCGGCATGGATCGTTTCAAAGAAGCTAAATGCACGGGCCATAGATTGGATCTCTGGCTTAGGGAAGATAGAGCATACTTTATCGGCCCAGTAGCAACCGATACCCAACTCTGCACTAACAAACCCCTTGAGGATCCCGGCGATAACGTTACGTTCCTCTGGAGTTGAGTTGAACTGCCAATCGCGAAGATCGGACTCCATGGCTACCTCTTGATGGCGCCATACGCTGGCCACTGCCTTCTCATAATATTCATAGAACTCTGGGAAGTCAAAACCTCCGTCTTTCTTGAATAGCATCGGATCATGTTCTAGTATACTTGTCATTTGTTTTCGTAAATAGTAATATCATTTTGTAAAGCGTTGTAGACTCCGATCCTTCCGTTAGTCTCATGGCCACCTGGGTCATTAACTACACAATTATCAGTAACAATCACTTGTTCCCAATGTCCTGCACATAAAACATGGTTATCAACTGCTCCTCGTTTCTTGGGATTACGCCAGAAGCCGATGTGTTTGCTATATTTTTTACCCTGGTAAAGCCAGCTAGTTTTGATCCCTCTTAGGGTACGATTAACTTCGTCGGGAGATAATAGAGATGGAGTAGTGTAGTCTAAATTTCGGTCGTGGTACGCGTGGGCAATATGGTAATGCTTTCCGTTATTTAGGGTATAACTTACTCCGAGAGGTCTGGTATCCAGCCACTCTATCATATCTTCTCTGTATGTATCTTCTAGTTCATCTAGCTCTGCTAAGGTGTGCTTGAACCCCATTATGTTCTTTCTTACTTTTCTTCGGCCAATATAGTGGTCACAAAGATTTTGTGAATGATTTGAATGGACTAGGGTGGCGTAGCCTTCGTCGCATAACTGACGAACTAAGGTGTAGATCTTCTGAAAGCTGCACTTGTCTTGATAGGATTTATCTCTGCAATCATTTAAGTCCCCTAGAAAAACAAGGTGGGCTTTGTTGTTGAGTTGGGCAGAGAGGTTGTCTATGAGCCGGGGGAGAGCATCATCTCGCGAATGGATGTCTGAAACTAAAAGGATGTTTTCCGGCATCAGGCGCCTGTAGATAGAGTTATTCTATCACGGCCTAGACAAAGTGTACACAGCTATTAGCCACCATAAGAACTGACATCGGGCTTGTCGGACTTGGCTGCTCCGTATTTGCCGTCAGGATCTACATACTGAGAATGATACTCATCCTCACCTGTTTGTGGTCCTGGGTCTACCATCCCGGCATTTTCTTCAGAGTAAGCACTCCAGCCCTCAGGGACTATTAGCTCTTTTTCTTCCATGTTTTATTTTGTGCGGTAACTTTCCTTTAAACAAAAAAATCCCCGCGATTGTAGTCGCAGGGAGATAGAACTATTAAGTTTTTATATTTAGTCCTAAAAATCCAAATTTAAGTCCTCGTCAGACGTTTCTTGCTGAGCCAAGAGAAGAGTGGAGCGGATGCGAATGCGTCCATTGTCCATTTCTTCTTTGCTACGAATGGTTAGCGTAGCAGCTTTTTCCTGATTGATTTCAGGCTTAGTAGCAAGGAGAGGACGGATAGAGCTATGAGCCCAGGCTCCTGCAATCTTACCCTCTTCAGGACAGTTATTGATCAAGATGCGATAGGTCAAGCCATAAGAAGTCTTACATGGGTAATATCCAATTACCTCATAAGGTGTATTGATCTCAAATTCACGGAAGTCGATTTCATCGGTTGGCTCGATTCGAGTTCCGTTTCCACTACCCTTAGCGGTGATCTTCTGAAGCAAGCCGACAATATCAGCAGGCTTCTTCTTAGCCAAAGCGTTCATTGCTTTAGGCTCAAGAGGGTTTTCCCAGTCTGTGAAACGAACAGCAACTGGAAGGACAGTTTGACCACCTTCTACGTCTACTGCCATGAAGAGCGCTGCGTCTTCGCCGCGGCCTGAGAAGTTATACGACCCAAACTCGGCTTCAATCTCTCGGCCATCGGTGGTTTTAAAGCCATCTTTGCCAAGGCTAACGGGGATGTATCGGGGACCCCACTGGATGTAGAGCTCTCCGTCCTTAGTATCTTCTACGCCCTCAGTGCCGACTTTAAGGACTGGGCCAAAGAGACGGAAGTAGATGCTATCACGAGACTTAATCAAGAAAGTATTCTCGTCAAGAGGAAGTTCTTCGCTTGTGAGATACTGGAACACAGTATCTAGGTCCTTACGCATCCCTTTAGGGAGGTTTGCGTTTGGAAGTGATGTATATTCTCTGGTGTATTCACGTCCTGCAAGAGGAGCGAGAGCTGGCGCGTTAGTAGAAATGTCAACAGTGTTAATATTGAAAGACATGTTTGATCCTTTTAGTAATGGGTCCTTTGGAGTAAGATCTCTCTTAGCTCACTTAGTTATTATATCATGGGAAAGACGTCATGTCAACCCCACAATTCTCTTTAATCTAGTTTCTCTAAGTCGTAGATGAATGTCTTTGCTTCTAACTTGATTGAGTATAGTTGTTGAGATACGGGGTTAAGCGAGCAAAGAGGAGGTATATAAAGCACCAAGGTTTCTCCTATCCAGAGCTGCCTCTCAAAAGGGCATTTGTCAGGGACAGAATTAATCCATTTATAAGCTAGTTTTTTGGTCCAGGCTTTAGGGCGTAAAAACGGCAGAGAAAACTTGGGAAGTGTTTCCCCAAATCTCCCCCACCATTTCGGAGCGCGAGCCTTACGACCACTAGCGGATCGCATGGTAATCATATTTTATTTTGTTCTGATTATGAAAGCAAGGGCAAACCACTTGGGTAAGACGCTTGTTACGCTGCTAAGGTTGTGACTGTGAGCAACTGCAGGTGATGAGTCGCCAGCACTAAGATCACTGATCGTCCCACCTGGGACATCCGACGAGGTACCTGTTCCAGAGAACGCGTTAGGCCCTCTGTTGCCGCTCTCCAGCATGGTGCTCGATCCAATGTCTTTGGTTACGTAAGATCCGTGGCTATGATCATGATCATCGCTGACGTTAGCCACTCCGCCTATAGAGTTACTCATCTGGAAATAGCTATCACCATCAAAGTGAGAGTGAAGGATTGCATGACGGTGAGCAGGGATCTCGCTTTTTAGTAGAGCGTGGCCGTCTACGGCCCCATTGATTTCAGCGGATCCAGTAGTTCCAGTTGCCTTACTAGAGCTCTTAGCAATGATAAATCTGTCAGATAGATCAGGTACAGAAACTCCATTAATTACAGTAGACTGGTTACAAACGGCCCAGCCAGCTGGGATATCCGAATCGCTCCCGGCCCACATAATTATACCACCAATTGGC